TTGTCAGGCTTAAATCAGCGGCTGGCGTGTCAATCAAAATTGGATAGCCGTTTTCATCGCTTGCCAGCACTTTATTTGCTGGGCGGTTAGCGCATACTTCGTTGTAAACGGCATCAGTAATTTCAACGGCATCAGAGGGGATGGCGTTGCCGTGGATTTCGGGGTGGTAGAAGCCGTTGGTGGAGGGGGAATAGTGCATTGTTGTTCCTTAGTAGCCGATTGCAATAATTCGACAGCTTTGACTTGTTTGGCTGGAGTTAAAAACGTTTAGTGCTGATAGTCCATTTGAAGAAACGCCAAATGTTGCGTCGGTTTGCATCGCCCCGTTTCCGCTTGCCGTAGCCTGCAATAACCCATTAGGAAATGCTATTGGCAAAGTGATGGAAAACGTAACATTATTGGCGGTCACTCCGAATGCTATCATCCACTGAATAATCAACCCACTAGGCAGGCGTTGCCATCCATTCGTTGATAGCGACTGAGTAAACTGCCCCAATGCTACTGGGTGCGTGCTTGCAGTTGCATTGGGAATAATGGGGTTGCTACTAAACGTCTTTACCCCTGCAATCGTTTGATTGCCGGTAGTAAGTACCGCACCAGTTTGAGCCAGTGTTTTTAATACTGCACCTGTAGCAGATTTTTCTACCGCGCCCTGCCGTACTAGCATCAGGTCGCTATCAGCCAAAGATGATGCAGGCGACAACTGACCAAGGTTTACTTTAGTCGCTGCTAGCTTTGACGTAATCGTGGCTTCGTTATTTGCAAGCGACAAAAGCGCGGGTTGCTGATTGATAAGCTCTAAAACTTGAGCCTCTTGCGTAGGTGTCAATGCCATTTTTACAGTTCTCCGACTTGGCGAGAGTATCCCACCGTTTTAACATTTGCGCCACCAATAATAGGCTGAGTACCGTTTACAGTGCCCGCTCCTAGTGTAAGTGTTGAGCTAGAAATAACCTTTAGGCTAGGTGCGCTGCCAGATGCTTTGTAGCCAATAGCAACTAGGTATTTATTTGGGTCTGCAATGTCGAATGCTTCGAGCCGAATCATGGCGTTTTCTGTTGTAAACAATCCTACGCCGCCTGCGTCTGAAACTACATCTCGGTTGATGTGGCGAAACAAGTGATTGAACAGCCAGTTTAACCATTGCGCTGGCAATGGCTGGCCTTTGTTTGTCGCAGTTGCAGGGACAAACCCTGTTGCAATAACAGCGTCAGGCGGTTGCCCTAGATTAACCTGCCCATCAGGGTAGCTGATAACCGTATCCGAAAAATTCATTGAAATACTCCCGTCAAGTGGTAGCCAGAATCAAGAACAATATCATGATTAGGCGAATTGATAACCAAAATTGAGCCGTCTGATAGCTCAATAAGCGAGCCGTTTGCAGTTAGTTCGCTAGGCACAATGCCGCCAAGTGTAGGTCCGATGGATGTTACTTGACCTGTATTGACTTGCAAGTCCGAGCCATTAGCCGTTAGATATTGGTCGTTTACAAATAGTTCACCAGGCAATGCTTCTCGGCCAAAACGAAACGGTTTTTGTGTGTATGAAACCATCACTGGAACGTCAGAAATAGCAGCAGGCGCTATGTCCTGAATCTGGCTTTGAATGCCAGTAAAACCATCTGAATTTTGCTCATAATAAATACGGTCAGCCGCCCGTGTTACCGGTGATGTGGTTGTGGGGATGTAGCTTGTTGCTACGGGGCCGGTTTCTAGTTGAGCGCCCCAGATGTAGATGCCCGATGTGCCGTCGCCTTGATATTGCTGTTGGTTTGGCTTATTTGGCCCATCTTGCAAATAAATTTGATGCCTGTATGCAAAAAATCCACCGCTAGTTAATGTTATTTTGTGTTGCACCAAGTACCAGCCACCTGCTAGCGCAGTAATTTTGGCGTCTTCGGCATCACTTAATAATATTACCCCTTGGGATAGGTCTACAAAAGTGCTTCGGTCACCGTCCCCACGATAACTGATAAGCGCAAAGTAATTACGGCCCGCCGACTTTACGAAACTAGATACCCACAGCACATCGCCATCAGCAGTGTTAATACTGCTCGCATATAAGCCGTGTGGTGCAAAAAAAGAGCTTTCCACAAGCTTGCCAGCCGTCAGCGTTCCATCTGGCGCAAGCGCAGCATTCGCAGTTACAGTGGTTTCGTTTTTATTCCAAAAGTTTTGCGTGAAGTCCTCACTCCACGTCAGCAGATTAGTAGCCTCACCCTCCACCAACAGCACACCATCCTGATATCTAGGCTCATCAACAGCGGCGTATTTCAGTACGCCTCCGTCTATGTATGTTGCTGGGCCAGGACGTTCAAACTTTTCAATATAAGTACCGGGCGCACCATTCGTAAACAACATTACCGTTGCTGGATATACTTCGAGATATTGCCTATCGTCGCCGCCGACTAGAAAAGCGAGGGCTTGCTGCATATCGCTTGGCGTGCCGTTTGATATGTTGACAAACACACGAAAACGAATTGCAGCACGATAAGCATCATCGTCGCGGCCCAGGCGCTTTTCACCAACAATCTCACCGCAATTGTCTAACTGAACGCCAATAGCAGTGTCAATCCATCGCTCATTTTTAAGCGCGTCAATATCGACTAAAACTGCATCCAATGGCCCGACTACTGCCTCAAGCATCCCTTTAATTTTAGGGCTTTGCTGAAATTGACCAGCCAAGCGGTCAATTGCTTCAGTTGTCAAACTCATAGCACTGTCACCCTTGCAATATCAAAAGCTGCAATACCGGCGCGAGCAATTGAGATATTGTTTGTGGAATATACGGGAGTACCGCTAGGCGATGCAGTTACAGCAATTTCAACCGTGATTTTTCCGATACCCGTAGTAGCTGCATAAATTGGCCCATAAAAACGTTGAGTAATTATGTCTTCGCCGACTTCAATGGTTGCAGCATGAGCCAAAACAGCTTCTTTAATAGATGCTTGAGCCGTTGCTGGAAATACTTCTTCTGGATACAGTAGATCAATAGAAACTCGAACCCACGCATATTGAGTGATAGGGCGAGAAAATTTTACCGTTTGTAAGTCACCATTGTCATCAGTCACTGTTCCAGTAATCATGCCAGTCGTTTCAATTCCAGCAGGTTTTAATTCGTAGATTTTGTCTCGCACGACTTGATCAGCAGCGCCGACAACTACACATTCAATGGAATGCGGCGGCATGCCGTCAACAGTATTTTGTGATCTGTTTTCATAAACAAAAGCCGATGTAATTTCCGGAACTTCAGAAACCAGCCTCGCACGAATAGCTTTTACCGTTGCACTGCCCGTAGCGCGTACACCTTGCGCGTGCCGAATACGCAAGTCAGAATCAGTTTCCACTTCACGGCCAATTAAACCGGCTGCAAGGTTGCTCAGTGCATCCCAGCCCATGATAGGCGTGTCAATTGTGGTTAGCGTACCAGCTGGGCAAGCATTAGCGCCCAAGGCAATAGCGGTAAAGTTAACCGGGCTTGACAGCTTTGTAATGGTCAACGATGCGTCAACAGTCAGCGTAAATTTGCTGATCAAGTCTTTTGAGTACAGCCGAAACTTAGAACCCGTTGCAACAGCAATAAAGTTTGCCGGGTTAAAAGCAGCAGCTAATCCAGCGGCAATTTCCACAGCCGTTGCGCTTGCATCGCTTGTGTAAGTCGCCAAAACGCCACCGGCAATGACTTGATAAGCCGTTGCATTCGATACCGTAGTCACCTCAATTTCAACGTCTAGAGCATTCGCTCGACTGATAACCACGTCAGCAGTCGAAGCGTATTGAATATCGCCAGAACGCGACAGAACGCCCGTAGGCAGTAGCGTGCCTTCTGTGCCGTATGCAGCACCTACTACCGTCGTCGCAGTGGCTCCTAGCCGCGTCATTCCAACAAACGAAACCGCGCCATCTAAGCTAGTACCCTCCGCACTTGCCGGGTACATGGCATCATAAACGTCTTGCAATGACTCTTGAATATCATCAAGTGCAGCCGAGAAAATGCCAATGACTTGTCCCGTCACTGAATCTGGATTCGTATTGACTGGGCCAAGCGCGTCTGTAAACCGCTGGTCATACAGCGTCTTAATTTCGGCAAGTCGAAGCCGAGCAAATCCAGTGGCGGTTAAGGGCATGATTTATTTTACAGACAATGGCAATGTCGTAATCCAGCGAAGTACTGCAATTGCCAAAGCAATAAAAGCCGTAAAGTAGCCAAAGTGCGCAGGGTTGCTAAACAATGGCGTAAAAATTCCGACATGAATTTGCATAACGCTAAGAATTGCCAAAGCAAGACTAAACCACATTGTCTTTGAGCGCAACGAACCAAGTAATTTATCCATGAAAATCTCCAGTTAAATAAAATTTGCTTTGATAATGTTTAAATTGCCGTATTGTGTTTGAACATCAAAATCAACGTCTAAATTTCTAGCTGAACGATTAAAAGTGTAGTCAAACCGCGTGATTGTTTGTACGCCGTCTACTTCAAGAATTGATTTTTTAAGCGCAGCAACTGATGCGCC